CGGTATCAAGGCGCTTTGCCATGCTGCTTCCTCAACTGCGCTGTGATGCGGAACAGTTGCCGCAATGGCAACTGTTCCAGGTAAGACACGCTGAACCGTGCGGAAAGGTTGACGAGTAAGTTACTGAGCGCCGTCGCCAGCGGCATCAGCTCGCCCCCGCTGACTAACCTCCGTCAGTAGGCTGTCCATCTCGTTCGCACGAGCGGTCAGCAGCTTCAGGTCTTCAGGATGAAGCTGGTAAATCTGCTTCAGACTCAGCGGACCAGGGATGCTACCGATCGCGGCGATTTGGCGGCGCAGCATCTCCAGCCCCATCATGACTTCGGAACAGTAGGCGACGGCCTTGCCGTTATCAGCCAGAACGACCCGCTCAGAGGCCAACTGAGATTCCACCACATCCTGGGTCGTCAGTTCACGCAGATCCACTTCCATGTGGGTCGCCTCATCCGGTGAGCCTTTGCCGGTGACCAGGCCGTGAATTAATGTCACTGTCATCTTGGCCATGGTTATACCTTCACGCACTTGGTGCCGATGAACGTCACCTCAATCTGGCCGTTGTCTTCCGCCAGCGTGGCTGGGTTTTCTGCGGCTGCGCCGGTCATCATGTAGCTCAGACCATTGTCGCCTTCGAACATCACGGTAACGCCTTCCCAACTGCCGATCTCAATCACGTCCACATCCTCTGCGGCCGCAATGGTCATCTGGATCGACGGATTTGCCATCTTGCGCGAGTAACCCCAGTTTTTGCCGCCGCCACTGTGCATCGTACGGGCAAAACCGCCAGGGTTTAACGTTGAGGTACCCTTGGTCTTGATTTCCCGGCCATTCACGCGAATGGCTGCCATGCCTAAAATCATGTTGCCCCCTTAGAGCTTGAACTGGATCAGACCCGCCAGAACGCGGAGCTGGTTAATGATGTTCGGGTGAATCATAAAGTTCAGCCGATTGCGGTCACTGGTGTCACGCTTGACGTCGAGCGTGGCCTTGTAGTCGTCAAAATCTTCCACCAGTCCGGCTGGCTCCAGCTCGGTGATGAAGATATCCAGCAACTCCTGGGTGCAAAGCTTCGGTGTCATGACGGGTTGCCCCGGCTCCAGATTGTCCAGCGCCGAATCGTCAGCCAGCTTGTGGCGCGGATAACGGTTGGTGAACCGGTTTTTAATGACGTAGCGGATGTGGCCCAAGGTCGCCGGTGAGGTGATATCCAGGTAGGACGTATCTGCATCCCCAAAGCTATTCACCCGATAGGTGGTGATCTCCCGCTCAATGCAGACGTTGCCACCGGCATCGACGTTATGGGTGGCCACACCGTCGAACAAATGGAGATTGCGCTCGACCATATCCCAGCGCACCTCTTTGGCAGGCGGCAAGATGCCGGGCAACGTCAGGGTCTGGAGCGGACGCGCCGGGTCAATGGCCAGGTAATAAGCCGCACGGCCTGCATAAGCTGCTGCCCACAGGTAAGCCGGTTGCGGGGCCAGGTTAGTGCCCATCGAGGTGATCAGGAAGTCATTGCGGTTGTTGCCCCAGGTGCCGGTCTGCGCATGGGTACCCCGGACGGCGGTATAGGCAATCGCCTCAACCATACGCATCGGCCCCCAACGGTTAAGCAGTTCATCCCGCAGGGTATTCAGGCTGGCCACATCGTTGAACGGGCACACGATATGGTTGAACCACTCATCGCCCAAAGCAGCAATGACCGCTGCCATATCCGGTGTGCCAATACCACCCGTGAATGCTGAGGTTGTCACCCCCAGCCCGGCCGGGGTCTGTTCGCCGACATTGTAGTTGACGCGCACATCCAGGTCGTTGGTGGTCAGGCCGTTCCCTTTCGCGGTGAACACCACAGTACCGGGCGCGTCCGCTTTCACCGCTGCCGTGACAGGCAAGGTGACCACCGCATTGACAGCGGCAATAATTGCGGTGGCAACGGTGGCAGCAGTCGCCTCCGCGTTAACGTCAACCTGAACGGTTACACCACACACCAGCAGGGCCAACGTACCGGCAGCCGTTGCTGGCCCTGTCACAACCAACGCGCTACTGGCCGATTTTCCTTCAGCAATGGCGTCGATCCCCATGGCCCAGGTCTCGGTGTAGCTGTTGCCTTTACGCAGGGTCTTGAGCATCTCCGCCAACATGGAGCCACGGCCATACAGGTTATCGGCGGTACTGTCGCTGGTGATGCGGTTCTGCGTCAGGGGTGTGGCGCTACCGTTGGCCAACTGCTGGCCAATGACCAGGATTTTATGTTGTTGTGCCGGCGCACTGTCCAGCGCCATCGAGTTGTCGATCTCGATGTACACCAGCGGCACCCGTACATCATTGGGGATTGAGCCTAATGACATGATTTACTTCTCCGTCTTGGTGGATTTAGGCGCGGCTGACTCGACAGGAGCCACCTCGGTTTTTGGGGTGTCGAGGTCGCTCACGGCCACGTCACCCTCGGCAATACGGCGCAACCAGTAGGCAGACAGCAAAAGGCCTTCTCCCTCGGTGGCAAGGTAAGTGCCGTCCGGCTTGCGTACGCGCACGTCACCTTTGGGCTTAAGGTTCTTGGTTTTCATCATCCTGTCCTCTCACGGGGATAACGGCTTCAATAACAGGGACGCCGCCTTGTGGCGTAGCAGTCATCCCCAGACGGAGGAAATCAGGTAACACGCTGATATCCGTTTCTTCGTCGAGCTTAAATTCCTGATGCCACATCACCGCCCACATGGTCACGCCCAGGTCATCCAGGCTGCCGCTATAGATGTTGTCGGCGGAAATGTCAGACGCCTTGCGCTCCGCGCCCATACCTTTAGCCGCAGTGGGGTGAGCCAGGCGGCGGCACACCTTGCCGGTTATTACCTCAGCACGCAGGTCACGGCCGTAGCCCCAGGAATTGGTGGCCATCACGTAGGCTACCCAAGTGACCAACCCCACGGTGCCACCGCCTTCATGCCGGATATCACGCACCCGCAACGCCGCCACGCGGATGGAGCCGTTACGATCAGACAGGTGCCGCTTAACCTCATCGGGGGTGTTGAACTGGCCTATATGCCGTTCAACTTTGCGCACCTGGTCAGGGTTGTCTCCTTCCAGGTCTTGTTGCAGCCAGGTGACAATCCGCTCAGCGGCGGCGACTGTGCTGCCAAGGGTTACCAGGCTTGGGCGTTCTTCACTCACGGCAATACCTCTTTCCAAAAGTCGCCGATGACATGCATCAGCTCGTCACTGTTCTGGGCTGACAGGCCCAGCCATTCACGCTGTGGAATATCCATCATCCGGGTGTGAGCCTTCACGGACTGCCAAACAGGGTGCTTGAGCGCCCGGCCAAAGGCTTGCTTGATCAATCGCTGGTGCGCATTAATAGACACACTGCCGCTGAAGCCATCCTGGTGCGTGCGCCCATACGCCAGAGGCGTTCCTACGCGCACCTGATTACGTTCGGTGACATAGGTCACGCTATCGAGCAGGTCACCATTACCTTGCAACAGGCTCTGGTTTCCCTGGCGAGTCTTGGCGTAACTGTCAGACCACTTGTCCCAGGCCTGGCCCGTCGGCGATTGCTTCTCATCGCTAATGCGGCGGCGGGTCTGAGACTCCGCCACCGCGCCGATACTCTCCAGCAACTCGCTGCGCAGACTGCTGTCCGCCAACTTCTCCATGGCTCGCTTGATATCGTTGAGCTTTGCAGCGCCCAGGACTTCAACCTGAATCCCCATCAGAGCACGCCTTTCAGGCTGTTGCGGGTAAACAGGCGCGTGTTCTCTCCGGTCATGATGACCTTGCCGCTGTTGCCTTCAGTCGGTTGTTCCAACGTCGGTAAGCCCAGGTCACGCTGGCCACTGGCGATCTCTTTCAGCGTCTTGATGGCATCTTCATAGCGTTTGCGTACCAGCTCGGTCGCTTGGTTATCGCGGTCAGCCAGCCAATAAAAAGCAATGGATACAGCCACCCGGATCAGAATGCGGGGAACGGCAGTCTCCAGCGGCAGCTTGTACCGGCGTGACAGTAACGAGTTGATCTCCTCGTCGGTGTCCTCCAGTGCCTGTGCTATAGCGGCTTCGTCGAGCTGGTCAGTTCCTTTTTTGATGGCGTTATTCCAAACGTAATCACCGTCTGCAACCATCAAATCGTCACGGGTGGCGTATCCCATTATTCCCCCTCGGCGTCAGTGACGACGGTTTCTACTACCGTGACACGGAGGTTCGGCTCAGCCTTCAGGCGTTCGGCTGTCGCTGCGCTGATGAATGGCGCACCGATGTTGGCCGCGTTCTCGGCGTTATCATTGTCCGGGTCATCGCAAACGAACGCATGGACGCCTTCGTGTGGCCAGAACTGCCCGGCACGGTAAAAGCCGTTGGGTGATACGGCCTGAACCAACAACACCTCAACGCCAGCAGGTTTGTCAGCGTCTTCCAGTGTCAGAACGGCAGACAGCGTGACCTGGTCTTGATTGAGCTGCTCGGTATCCAGTTGCGTCCCGGAAACATTTAGGGTCACGATGGCATCACTGCCACTCAGCACAGGTGCTGCCGCATCCGGTTGCGGTGGCGCACTGGGCTGGACAAGTGACTGATAGTGTCCCGTAAGAGCTGGCGCAATAACCGGCGCTTCAGCAGCTTTGCCCTTTTTCTTATCAACCTTGCCGTCTTGCTGCGACTGCACTTTGTTTGATTGTTCACTCACTGTTCCATCCTCTTAGGGGGACTTTATCGGGTGGTTAAACACCCGATAAAGAAGGGATAACAACGCTTAAAGAAGGCTTAACCGCCGGACGGTGGAGCAGCAGGCGTCACGATGAACGGGCTGTTTAGAATCTCAACATCCTGGTAATAGATGTTGGAATCACCACCATCGACCAGCATGGCGTCGATAATTTTCTTCGCCGGAGCGCGGTTTTTTCGGCCTACAACCAGCGTGGTTGGACGGATCCCCAGTGGTGTTCCATCTGAACGCTGCATCCCCTGGAGGGCTTCCACGGCTTTCTCGTAGTTAGCGACTGTCAGCGGTGCACGCGAACCCACAGCGGTTTGCCAGAAACCAAACCCAACGTTGCAACGACCATCAACGCCATACAGAAACTCGTTATTCAGGAACGTATGCTCGCTGTTGAGGTCATCCAGTGAGACGAATTTAAACGGACGGCGGTTCTGGTACAGGATGGGTTTCAGCACCTGAGACTCATCAATCAGGAACCACGGCTCGCCAGTCTCGGCCCCCGTGCCTACGATGTTGCTATAGGTACCGCCTGCCATCGGGTGGTCAGTGTCAAAAAAGTTCTGGCCGTCAAAGCACAGCGTATTGAAGCCTGCAACCAACAACGGGAAGCTGAGCGTGTCCGGGAACTCGCTGACCTGGCGGCCGAACGCTCGGGCAATAACGCTGTATTGACCAATCTGATCGTCTTCAATGTTTTCCCGCTTCACGCGGATGGAGCTTTCCCAGGTCTTATTGCTGATGGTGTAACCCTGCTGGCTCAGTACAGCGAGCTGACGGTCACTGACCCACTCTTTAATGCCTGGCAAATCTGACAGCCAGCCATAGGTGTTGGACGCCGAACCGCTTGGCACTTCAGTGGCAATACGCAGGTATTGCGGCGTAACACCCGTCAGCCCGGTGGTAAATGCTGCGCTCAACGAAGTGGTAAGGGCGTGCAAAATTTCTGCATTAGGGGTTGGCATTGCGGTTATTCCTCGGTGGCTTTAGGTTTGGCGGCCAGGAACTGCTCTTCGGTGAGGCCCATGGAGCGGCACATGGCCACTTCGGTCTCGGTCAGTTCCTGCTTGTCTTTTTTACCCAGCACCTTTTTGGCTGGGTCGGCATTAACAATCACCGGTGCTGCCTGGGCGAACTCGCCAAACTGCTTGCGGCCTTCTTCACTGCGGCAGGTGGCTAGGTACATCTCGCGGTTGGCTGGAGCCACCTTGCCAGAGGCAATGGCAGCATCAACCAGGGCTTCAGCGTCTTTAACCGCCTGGTCATTCAGCTTGCCTTCAGCGGTCTCGGCGCGGTTCAGCGCTAACTGGTAAGTATCCTTCGGCACAAATGCGGTCAGGTCAGGCTCTTTCGCGCGATTAAGCGCCACTTGTTCTGCGTTCTTCAGGCCCTGGATGGCAGTGACACCGCTGTCAACGGTGGCATCTGCGCCCAGGCCCAACGCTACCGCAATCAGTTCAGGCAGTTTCATGTTGGTGTTCTCCGAGTTAAGGGCGGGTACATCTAAATTGGGTTTGTTGGTCAGGCCAGAGCTGGACAGCTTGGTTACCTGACCTTCGCTATTGAAATGAAATGCGGGGCTGTAATAACGGTATGAACGCCCCTGAACCAACTTGGCACCGTCAGCATTCCAGCTAACTTTTGCCATGATCCAGGCACCGTCAATCTTGAGGTCTTCAATCCAGGCAAGCGCCGGGGCCGGTTCGCCTTTCGGGCCTTTGACTTCTGTCGCGTGCTCAATGTCGAAAGGGATAAACGTGCCTGTCAGTGACTTGGCAATCACTGCTTCGGGTGAGTTGTTCACCCAGGAACGACCATCGCGCCCCGTAAACACACCAATCGGCAGTATGGGTATCCACTCTGGCAGTTTGTTATCAACTGAATCAAACGGCAGCTCGAAACAGAGCGCCAGGGTATTTACAGGCATGGGTCAGTCCGCATTAGAAATCATGCAGACAGTGTGCGACGAACGGGGGAGAAAGGCGGATTAACCGCTTTCCCTCTAAACGAGGGGTGGAACCGTGTTTAAAACACGTTTAAAAGCGCGTAGAAACGTTTAACTAATTTTCTACGCGCCATCGTACCACAAGCCGCGATAACGTCACCACGGCGGTTTGGGGGTGGGCAACTTTGCAAGCTACGGTTGGGTGTCGAATGCCTGCTGCTTAGCCTGGAGCTGGCGCTCCAGCGAAGCGGTGCGACTGATGCCGGGATTGTAGTTCCAGCCAGGGTCAATACCTTCAGGGACAAGCTCTTCTTCGCCGGTGCGCTTGTTGAGCCACTTCACATTTTTGACCGGTGGTGCCTGGGTTTTTAACGGTACCTTCGAGCGGGTCACTTGGCCAGTCGGCTGGCCGTTGGTGTCATATACCGGATCGGTGGCTGTTACACCGTCCTGCACCATCTGGTCATACTCGTATTTACTGACCTGCCGAGCGCCGCATTTACACCCCCAGCCGTTCGGCCCCATGTGCGTGAGCCAGAACGGGTGATCGACGGGCAAACAAATGTTGGCCCACTGAAGATGATCAACGCGGTGCTCTCGTGACGGCCCCAGCGTATAAAGCAAATAGGGCATTGCCCGTTTGGTGCGCTCGATGCGCTGCCACTGGCCCGCGCTTCGAGCCGTGCGCATATTGGTATTGTATATGGTACGCAAGCGGCCCTCGCTACCGAGCTGCACGGTGCGGGTTTCGCCGGTCAGCGGGTCATCCATCTCACGCGCACCCCACCAACCGCGTTTGACCAGCATCGGCTCCAGCGCCTTCTGAAAATCCCGGAAGGTCTGGCCATCGGCCAGGGCCTGGGTCACCAACGCCTTTACGTCACTGAGCAGGTCGAGCTGGGTCATCTTGGCGACGGTAAAGGCCGCGCCGTGTTCCTCCCGCCAAACATCACGGTAGTCAAAGCCAGGCTTGAGCGTCTTGGCCTTGAACCAGGCCAGCGCCTCTTTGGGGATAATGTCGAGGACTTTATCAGCCATCACTTGCATCCCCCAAACCCCGTGCCTGGAAACAAAGCTGGGTCAGGCCGTCGATAAACTCACTGGCATCCAGGCTGGCCTGTAACTCCGGCAAGCGAGCCAAGAATTCTTCGTAGCTGCTCACCTCATTGACCAGCGCCAGCACCGGATTGGTGAAGGCCGAGCCAACACGCTGCCAGTCGCCGATCCCCTCGGCGGTAAGCTGGTCAATATCATCCGGCGCGGACTGGCGATTTAGCGCCAGGCGCTCACGGTTGAGGGCGGGTAGCATGGCGTAACCACTCTGGTTTCCCGCTGGTTGAAGGATATCGGAACCGGCTTCCGGTTCGTCCAGGCCAAATTTATCGCGCAGTGCCGACGCCTGGATTTTCATACCCCGGTCAATCAGAGGGATAATCGCATCCACCATGGCCTTCAGGTCTTCCGGCTCATTGATGCGCAGGCAGACTTTCGGGTAGTTCGCCTGGGGGCCGTAGTTCAGCATGATGAATGGACGCACCAGGAACTCATTGAGCGTGTTCTCCAGTTGGCGTGCATCCCACTTGGCAATATCCATTCGCACCCGGTCATGCACGTTGGCCTGACTCTGACTGCTGCCGTTGTCGGTGGTCATCGTCTGACCCAGCACCGCCTTGCTGGTCTGGGCGTCACACCATTCGGCCATGCCTTTGAACAGGTCACCGCCGCCCTGGCGACTGGCCGTCTCAACCATATCCACCTGCATGGTGGAAGGAATGGCACATCCCGCATCGGAGGCCAGAGACGCGATGGCATCTATCAGGGTCTGGATATCTTCGGCGCTGGCGTTATTGCCGTATTTGCCGATGGTGATCGGCAAACCAAATTTCTCACCGAACGCCCACCAGTCCCGCACTGTGAAGGATTTCAGCATGTACATCACGGCCACCAGGCGCGCCAAACCGTTGCGCAGCGGCAGGCCGGATTTCAGGCGAGGCTGATGGATAAGGTACTTGTACGCGGACAGCGGTTCCCCGTTGAATGGCTCCGCCTCGGTCAGCACATGTACCTGCCGCAAGGTATCGGCGTCCATCTTGAGGAAGCGTGGATCTACCCAAGAATAGTCACGTGGCATCCACGGCACCGTCGAGGTATCCCACAGGATTTCCACCACCCCGATACCTTTACCCAGGCCATCAAGCAGATCAAACAGTAGCTCAGGGATTTGCGGCCGCTCGATCATCACCCGAACGGCATCTGCCAGCTCAACATCACGCGCATCGTCGCTGGCGGCTTCTACCGTCGGAACGATACCCGCCACGGTGAGTTTGCGGGTGCGCAGCACGCTGGAGTAATGGAGGTCTCGCTCCTCCATCTCTTCGGCCAGGATGAAATAATCCAGCGCGTTACCGTCAGCCGCATTACGCAGCACGCCCGCCAGCCGCTTCGGCGTGACGGTGCTGGCCACACTGATACCGGCATTGGCTCGGCGGGTACCAGTAGCGCGGGCGCGGGTCTGTTCTTCCTGAAGCGCTTCCGCTTTTACTGCGACTTTCTCGCCGGTAGCTGGATTGAACAGATTACGGATGGTACCGGTAAGCTTATTTAACATTACAGTAGCCCTCGTTGGTTCTTCAGCCCACGGGTGATGCGCATTTGGCGGCGTTCTTCTCGCTCACTGGGACGCTCGGGTTTATTGAGGCGGTGAAGTTCGTAGCGGCGGCAGTCCTCTTTGCTGGCAAGAAATGCCAGGAAAATCGCATAGGCACTGTCACCGTGGCGCTTGTGGCCATCACTGCCGGTATTCTCCCGGTCATCGATACCCGGTACGCCGCGCAAGACGACAATTTGACCCAGGTCGTTAACGACATCCTCGTGCTTTGGCACCACCAGTTCATCATCTTCAAATGCAGCCTTGAATCGTGGCATGTTTTCACGGTAGTGGGCGACGGATGGCATAACGACTTCCACTTCATCGCCGTAGCGTTCGGCGGCTTGCTCCGCCAGGTAGTTACCATTGCCCCGGCCATCTAACTTGATCCCGTCACGGCGCGGTAACCGGTCACAAATAAAATACAGTGCCTGTTCCTGCTGTTTGTAGGGCATGTTAGCCAGTTCGACCAGGAACGGCACCGTGCGGGTGGTGTCATCGTTAACGGTGATTGGGGCAAATACTGTCAAGTGACCGGATCGCGCAAAGTCTTCCCCGAGCGAGTGGCGCTTGTTGGGGAGTTGGTTTAGTACCGGCAACACGGTTTTTTCCAACCATTCCTGCATATCCAGTGCGCGCATACCTTCCGGCAAGGCGTTGAACTCCGCCGAACCGAGAAAACGCAGAACGGGGCCTGTACCACGGGCTGCACGTTCTCGAATAGAGCGGGCCAGGTAGGTGCCGCTGCCGTTCTTTGGTACGCAATAATATTCCTCCAGCGCATCATCTTGCGTTGCAGTATCGCGGAGCAGGTCGGCTTTCCACTGGTCTTCGGCTGCCTGGCTCCACTCCCGCTTTTTCACCTGGCAGATACGCTTGTACAGACCATCGCGGCAGGCATCGTCAAGCGTGATGGTGTGAACGGAGTAACGTTTTTTCCCGGCACGGCTGTCCTGGATCAACTCATTGAAGAGGTTGTCCGTACCGTTATGGGTACTGATAAGGCGGACTTTCGCGCCCCACATGGTAAGCGCCAGCGCTGCCTTGAGCACTTCGGCAAGACGCTCATGGAATGCCGCCTCGTCAATGGTCACGTTACCTTGCATACCGCGCAAGTTGCTGGGGTTGCTGGATAAAGCCTGAACCTTGAACCCGCTGGCAAAGTAAATGACAAAGGTCAGAATGTCCTTGTCATCATCCGCAAGAACTTCTTCGCAAACGTCAGCCGCTGCCAGGTCATAGGCCTTGGCCCACATCGCCGCCGCGTCGATAAACTCACGCGCCATCTCTTTATTGGAGCCAACATAGAAGTGGTTGGTGCCACCGGACGATTTTGCTTTGGCTGCGGTAAGCGCACCGTCAGCGGCTTCCGCCCAGGTGATACCAGTACGGCGCGATTTCTCCGCAATTTTTAACGGTGAGTCATCGGCGATCCAACGCCGCTGATAACCAAGGAGGACTTCATTTTCATCGAAGTCCTCCCCACCGGTAATGCTCGCTGTAATGGTGTTTAAACTGGCAGTTAACATCACGCAATCCCCAGTATCTGGCGTTTGATGTCCGCCGCTTTATCTGCGGACAATCCTGCCTGTGAAACTATTTTTTCCGTCGTGGCTGCGATTTCTTCGGCAAATGCCTGGCGAATTTCTTTCTCGCGCTTATGGCTGACCATCTGAGCGGCCTCGATCCGTTGCGCCACAAGGGCAAGCTGGCCCAGCGCCTTCGGCTCCACTGTGCCTTCTTCTTCTGCCAGTGACATTGAGGTTTCAAACGCCAGGGTTTTCACAAACTCCATCAACAACTTGCCGACGTCAGACGTCGGCGCGGTACCCAGCTTAGCGGCCCATATTTCCGCCATCTCGCGGGAGGCACGGATTTTAGAGCCGATGGCCTCCATCCGGCTGGCGTAGCGGTTCAGGCCCGTGCGGCTGAGCTGCATATCGTCCGGCAGTTCATGCTGGTCAATCAGCTCGTTGATGGCCTCGCGTATTTGTTCCTGGGTGTGACGCTTGTCACGCAACATCCCGTGAAGGGCATCGCGTATGCCTTCCGGCAACAGGTCAATCTTTGACGGACGGCCACGGGTCGGCTTTTCATCGGCCATGCTGGCTCCTTTCGCGCTCAAGCGCCGCAAGCATGCCTTTGCGGCGTTTGATGATGACACGCTGCAATGTCTTCCAGGCACGGTCGGATTCCGGGTTATCCCTCAGCACCTGCGCCAGGTAACCTTGCTCCACAATCTCACTGTAAGGTTTACCCATT